TTCAAGTGAAGCAAGGCGCTCTCACGTTGCTTGTTACTAGGCAAATGTATTATGACCTAGACAACGTTAAGAAGCATAAGTGGACTGCCTACACACCTGAGTACATCTGCGTGTACATCGAAGAGAATGGGAAGAAACAAAAGACTCTGGAAATACCTAATCCATTCGGAGAGGTTCCAGCCACGCTACTCAAGGGTCAGACGGATGCTAACAGTTCGTTCATTGTAGGTAAACCCCGTAGATATTCCCTAAAGGGTATGTACCTAGCCTCTTCCGAGTTGTTCTATGACCTAAAGAAAGGTTCTGAACTGTTCGGGCATCCTATTCCTGTTCTCACAGATTCCATTGTTCGGTCTTTAGCTGGTGTAGCTGATGACGACCAATACGACTCTCGCACCATCAAAGAGGGTGTGGGTATGGCTATCATCATTCCTGATGACCAGCAAATACCTAGTAACATGTTGTATCAAGCGGATATGCAGGGTCTTCAGCACCTTAGAGACGTAATTTTTGGTGATTTGATGTCGCTCATCTTCTCTATGGCTCAGGTTCGGGACAAGTCCATTGTTAAGAGCAATGTATCGGGCTCTGCTAAGAGATTTGATAACGTAGAAGAACAAGGGTTACTAGCGTCTACCGCTATGGACATGGAGATGATAGAGATGCAGGTGCTTAGAAGAATGGCTAAGGTTCGTGATGAGGACTACGAAGGATACGGTGTAACCTATTCGAAACATTACGACTTGTCCAGTGCGGATGAGATATTCCAAGACATTACAGAAGGAATGCAGTACCATGCAATGTCTCTGCCTCTCATTAAGAAGTTGACCAGTGAATATATGCGCAAGCGTTCCATGCCTCAAGAAGATATTGAAGAAGTAATGCAACATTTTGATGATTATGGTATGCCCAAAACGGCTACTGACTTAAGGAATTTAGTGGATATTCTTCCACAAGAAGAACTTCAACGCCAAGCACAAGTTGGTATTGAAACACAAAGCGAGCAATAATTAACTTATAACCACATTATGAGCGAACAAAACATAGAGCAAGCTGATGCTCCTGAATCAGCAGTAGAGGAGACAACCTCACAAAACACCGTACAAACACAACCAGAATTCGACAAAGACAAGTTCTTTCGTGGTGCATACAACGAAGGAAAAAGTAAGGTCGAAAAGGACGTTGTAGGAAAGTTCTCTGAATTACTGGGAAATAACGTTGAGTCATTAGACGATGCTTTTTCGCTAATCCAACAGACGCTTCAACCCAAGCAAGAAGAGAAGGGTGAGTCTGAAAAGTTGCGTGAGCTATTGCAACAGTACCAGCAAGAAGCTGAGTCTGCAAAAGAGCAACTCATGATGACTCAAATGGAGAATCGCATAAACACTGAGTTTCAGTCAGCGTTCAGCGCACTCCAACAAGATAATGAACTGACTTTACGCCAAGACTATGTAGAACAACTATTCTATAACGAGTACGAAATTGAGGAGAGTAACGGACAGTTTTATGCCGTCAAAGACGGTGTACCTGACCTAGACGCTCAAGGCAACAGAAAGTCAGTGGCTAACTCACTCGTTGAGTTTGCTAAACAATTTGCGAAGCCCAAGAAAGTGGGCGCTGGCGGAGCAACTGGTGGTACTCCAGCTAGTAGTGAAAGACCTAGTCGAGCAGAGTTTCAAGAACTTGTGCGCTCGTCTAATCCAGCAGACCGTGCTAAGGCTGAGGAGTTATTTACTCTCTCAAGAGTCGCAGGCGGTTGGGCTGAACAAGCGTAAATCCATCTTTTATGGTTAGGCAAAACCTTAATTGTCATGTTCTGGTCATAGCGACCCAAAAGCTAAAATATAACATTATACCTATAATTTAACTTTTATAAAGACATGGCAATTAATAGCAATTTCAATATATACGAACCAGAGGCGTTTGTAGAGGTAGCTCTAGCTAACCAATATCCAGACCGACCAATGGTATCTAAAGCCGTTACTAACGTAGCTGGCGCATCTATCGAAGGACTCGTTGCAGCTCGTAACAAGTCTGTAAACATCACTCGTGCGGTAAAGCCTAGTGGCTCTCCTTCTTCTTACTCAGGTTCTTATAGTCTAGGAACTCCTGACGCTAGCGAAGAAACCTTAACTATCAACAAGCACTACTATGCTGGTTTCAGCATCGACAAAGCTGACCAGAAGTTTGCACTTCCTGACTTAGTACAACAACACTTTGTACCAAGACTACACCAACTTATTGACCAAATCAATAGTGACGTGAAAGTTGAGGCTCGTAAGGCTTTTGAAGTAGCTTTCGCTGACAACAATACTGACTCTACTGTAATGGACGATAATGACCTTGCAGAAGCTCGTAGAATTATGGCTTCTCGTAAGTTCACTACGGATAACCTAATGATGGTTATTGACCCATTCGTAGAGAAAGACTTGACTACCCTAAACATCTTCCAACAAGCTAACACTCGTGGAGATGCTGGTATTCAGTTAGGTGGAGCTATGGCTCGTGCGTATGGTTTCGACTTCTTCGTAGACAACGAAGGTTCTAGCCACACTGTTGCTACTGTAACTGATGCTGTTATAGCTGCTGACGAAGCTGTCGGGCAAACTGAGCTAACCATTGATGATGGCGCTTCTGGTGCTGCTACTGTATCTCTAGCTGAGGGTGACATCGTTACTTTCGGTTCTGCTAAAGGTACTGATGACTTCTACACTGTTGAGTCTCAAACTGGAACTGTATTGACTCTTAAAGAGCCATTACGTGCTGCTGTTGCTAACAACGCTACTATCAACCCAGTTGATATTGCTTCAGGTGACACTGGACGTGAGCAGTTCTTCTACGACCCATCTGCCCTTTCCTTAGTAACTGCTGTAATGCCTTCAGTGGATAGCGGTTCAGGTTCAGGCGTGCGTAGAGCTGCTGGTTTCGAGCCAATGAACAACGTAAACTACACGCTGACTGTAGAAGAAACCAAGTCAGGCGCTGACATACTTATCGAAGTACTATACGGAGTTAAGGTATTCAGACCAGACTTAGGTGGACGATACATTCGTGGTAACGTAGCTAAGGCGTAAGCCCTAGTAACTAATTATTGGGGTGTGGCTCTTCGGGGTCACCCCCTATTTTTTAACTACACATAAAACAAGATTCATGGCGTTTAGCGACTTAACACTTACTAGAAACAATATTGATGCACTAGAAGAGCTAACGTTCAAGGGCGTTAATGTCACTACGGGCACGACAACGCTCAATCTATCAGAGAAGGATAACCTAATACTAGGTAAAGCAATTAAGCTCCTTAAAACGGATATTCTTGAGAATTTACGGGAATACATAAACGATTCTACGTATGCTACAGAGACTGCGTTGTTAGACGCTATTTATGCAGCAGATTCTGAAGAACTTCTTGTTGACTTGCTTTCATACAAATTTTTAGAGTTGTGGTTTAGCCAAGATGCTACCCACAAAGAAAGTTATTCATTTCAAAAGGCTGGTAAATATTACGCTATGTATAACCAGTATCTTACTGGTAACCTAAGAAGGCTTAGCGGCTTATTAGCTAAACCAAAGACGACTCCACGAGTTCGTTTTATGAGCTTGTATTGATACCATGACCATAGGCGAAGCAATAGTAAAAGATATAAAAGAGATGTTCAGTTCGCCTGAGCTTGGCTCTGTTCTTGATAATATAGGAACGATATATAGCGACTCTATAGAAGAAATGAACAGGCAAGCACGTGAACCAGACGGAGCTAGTAGAACTCCTTTAAATCAAACGTATGCTGATATAAAGCAAGAACTAGGAAGACAAGATGTTGCTGACTTTTATTTTAGTGGTGATGCTTACGAGTCTTTTTATTACGAAGAAAACGTTGGGAACAAATCTGTTGGATTCGGTTATGATGACGCAACAGTATCAGAATATATGCTAAACCACGAACAAGGAACTGGAGGTGTGCCTGAGCGTAGACAATTCCCTATAGAATCAGATTCAAATAGCTCTGAACAGCAAATGAATTATGATGATGTAGAACAGGAGTTATCCGTATACTTAAATACACCAAGAGTCATTAGAGTTTCGCAACAATTACAAACAGCTTAACATGGATAGAAACGCAATACTTAGTGGATACGTAACGAGCTTCAGCTCCTATTCATCCTCAGACGCTAGACCAACCGTTGAAAAGGTATTGAAATATAGTGGTAACAATTTCGATATTAGGAAGCGTGGAGACATTAAGCGTGAGGTAGTTATTTTTAAGTTATTGAACGGTTCTAGCGATTACAGGCTTAATGACGAAAAACCTAGTGAGTTGAACCAACGGTTCCAAGCGCTAGTATATATTGAACAGCCCGATTCGCATAGCTTGAAAGACACTATATACGATAGGGCGCTTGAAATTAGTGACCAGCTGTTTGATTGGGCAACCGAGACGACAGCATCAGACGTAAACAGTGACTTGTGGACGCTCACAGTTACTGGTGTAGATAGTATCGAGGAACGCGACGGATACTTATCTACCACTGTAAATTTTGAAAGTATAATCCAAATATCCTAAACTAAACACAAAAAACAATGGCAAAGTTAATATTTGAATCTGTTGATATTCTTCAGGGTGAAACAACCACTTCAGCAGGTAAAATAAGCAATATCACCGTAGAAGGTGTAGAAATAAGTTTAGAGCCTGATACGGTAAACGTAGAAGACAATCGTGAGATATACGAGTCTTATACAGGTCGTATTATGATACGCTCTAAAAATGTAAATTTTGATGATACAAACCCAGTAGAAGCCATCCTAGATAGCCCTTATGTGTCTACTGACGGAACACTTCCGACAGAAGGAAGGATAAGACTAAACGGAAAAAGCGGGTCTCACGTTGTAACTTCTGAATTAGGTTATATACAGGGTCATCAATCTTTTGATAACGGAAGACTTGAAACTGTTTTAATGATTCAGGCATCTGCTATTGATGGTACTAACGCTATAGAAGTATCTGACGCTTAATCCTAACACTCTAACTGGTAACGAATCATGCCTACGCAACTAAGCAAACTAGCTTTGGTTAATCCTTCTGTAGATGGAAATGGAAATTTTGATGCTCTTAGTGAGACAAAATTATTTTCTGTAGTGCAGGAAGGTGCGGCTGAAGCGTCTCGCCAAGTTATTAGCATTGAACCTAACACACAGGTCATTGAGAATAATCGTGAGATAATCACTAGCAAAAACTATAACATCACCGTTACTGGGGTATATAGCCAATCCGCTAAAGCACAGTTGTATACGTGGGCAGACGCTCAAACCAACCTAGTGTTCACTGGATATGGATTAGACGGCTCCATTCTTCAGATGGAAGGCACACTTCAAATCAATAAAGGGTTTGAAGATAATATGTCCTTCCGATTCTCTAGCGCACGTGAAGCTAAAGGTGGATATAGTTCATCTGATGGCAAGCACTCAGCGGAGATGTCCTACGTAAAGAATGGATTAGCCTTGTATGGTTGGGGCGATGCTGATGAAAATGATTTAGCAAATGATTGGACAGACACTGGAGGTATAGCAGATGGCTTTGCTGATGGAGTCCAAACTATAGCAGGTGCTGGTAACTTAAGCAGAACTATACACTTCCCATTCTCTGGTGTTCAATTAGCCTTTTTTGCTGATTTTACATCAGTTTCTGATAATACTGATTTAAGTGTAGACATTGAGGCTTACAACTCTAGTGATGTTGAATTAGGTGACGGAGGGACTCTAACAGTTCCTTTATCTGGAGGTGTAAGAATGGCTTTTTACGACCTTCCAGAAAACACTGCATACGTAAAAGTTAAGGTAACTGGCGGAACAGGCTCAGGAGCATTATTCCAAAACCCAACATTACAAATAACTAACTTTACTGGTAGTACTAGCCTTGCCAATAAACAAGCAGCGTATAACTTTGTAGAGTTCAACACATAATAACCCTAAAATAAAGCGAGCA